CGATGCGGATTGCAGCAGGACGCAGGTACTGCTTCGAGAACGCCTCCAAGTCGAGGTACTTCTCGAACGAAGTGAACTGGAAGTCCACGCCGGTCTGCTGGTTGATGGTCACTGGCGTAACCAGATTGTTGAGAGCTTCCGGCTGGAACAGCGAACCAGAACGGCCAAGGTAACGCTGGGGCTTGCGCACGTTCAGCGTTTGACCGATCTTTTCGCCGGGCCGTCCAAACTCATCGTCGTAGCCGTTGTACAGGTTTGGCCAGATCTTGAGCGTGTTAGAAAGGATCGCGAGTGTCTCCCAGGTGATTTTCTGGGTTACTTCAAAATTGTTAGCCATTCGGCAATCTCCAAAAGAACGCGTTGGAGGCTGCCAGCTTTAGGGATTAACCGTACTTCTTGGCTCGATAGTCGGCGAATGACTTTGGCTCTTTCGAGTTGCCACCGCCGCCTTGACCCTGAGGAAGCCGCGTTCCCGCTGCTGGTGCAGCCGATCGTGGTTTCTCTTGGGCAGGCTTTCGCTCGGCGCGCTTGGTTTCAAGCTTGCCGTATGCGAGCTCGTACTTGAGCCGGTAGAGTTCGTTCAATCGGTCGATGGGTCGAGCCATCTTTTCGATTGCTTCGAGTTTGTCGGGTTCGGTCATCAGGTGATACAGCAAACCTGCGCCTTCCTCACCGCCGTACATCGTCACTGATGCGGTTTCGGTCGACAACACCGGGCGTTTCTTGATCTCATCAAAAAGACCGTCGAAATCCTCGGCGCTGTTTTCCTTCGCCCACTTCTTAGCGGTTGACTCGAAATCTTCAAGATCCTTGTTGACGGCCGCGCGTTGTGCTTCCTGAGCTGCAGTTTCCTGCTTGACTCGATCGGCCTTTCGCCATTCGGCGCGCGCTACCCAGGCAGCATCTTTGCCCCGAAACTCTTCCATGTCGTCTTCGTACTTCGACTGGGCAGTTTCGTAATCGGCCCACGATGCCCACTGCTTCCCTGAGGCGTCAGTGTCTCGGCTGGGCTTCTTTGGACGTTCGGGCCGCGGGTCTTTTTCGTCGGTGCCATCGTAGGCGGCTGCAGCGGGGGCCGGTTTCTTTTCTTCAGGCGCTGCTTTTTTCGATGGATCGCGAAGTCCTGCGAGCCGTGCCTCTTCGGCGTCGGCTTCCCGTTTGGCTGCTTCTCGGCGCGCAACTGCCGCGTCGATTTCGCGTTGGATCTCTGATTTACGTTTCTCTACGTTATTGCCTTGCCCTGGTGCCGGTTCCGACCCGGCCGCTGGTTTTGAACCGTCTTCTGACGGCTCGGCGGATTTGTTAGACGGTGCGTTGCGCTCTTCAATCTCGACTTTCCCGAGTGGCGTCTCGGAACGGTGCTCCCGGAAGGAAGCGAAAGTAGCGGTCGGAGTTTCAACAGTTCCGTCAGGCATGGTTGTTAGTGACCAAGAATGGAACTAAAGTACTATGCCGGCTAGATTCTGTCAAGCGCCTTTCTCGGAGCCCTGCCTTGCCTTAAACCACCGCTGCATGTTTTCGGCCTCTTGCGGAGTGAACTTAAGCACTCCCTGAGTGGCGCAGTTCGGACAGATCACGAGCTCGTCTTTCTCGGGTTCGCGGCCCAATGCAAGCCCGCAAACTGGACATGCCCAGATCGTCATTCTGCGCCGCCCGCCGCCGCCGCGGGCTCAGGAACTGCGCTCGGATGCAGACCTTGCGAGCCTTGATCTGGCCCAGGTGCAAGCTCGGATTCGTGCAGCATCGTGATGATGTGCTCGATTGCGTCTGTCGCCTCTTTGAGATTCGTAGCGTACATTTCGCCGGCGTGATCCTTGGCATGCATCGCTTCGTCGGACCTGATCTTGGCGAGTGCGACCTCGGCATCCATCAGCGCCTTTTTGATCGCGGTCTGCTGTTTCTTGTCTTCGATCGCGATGCGAGCCTGAGCCTCAACCATCTTCGGCGCCGCCTGCATCTTAATTTCCATGGCCTGTTGCTGAACAACCTGCTTAAGCTGCTGCAGCTGGCCCTGCATAGCGATGAACTGCGCATTCGCTCCGGCCGGAAGCTGCTGGTTCGGGTCGTCTTGAATCAAGCCCGGCATCTTCATCGCGATCGCGCGTTTGATGCGGTCCGCCGCTTCATCGCTGCCGGCCGAGTCCTGCGCTCTCACCCATAAATCGCCGACAAGCCAGAACGCTTCTGGATTCGCGTGTACTATGTTCCCGTAGAAGTTCGCCGATTCTTTGCGCGCTGTCGCAAAGCTCGGGCCGATGTCCACGATGGGCTCATAGTTGCCCTTCGTCAGATCGTGCTGATACGTCTTTCCGGTTTCCTCATCGGTGTACGGGTCTGGCGTGTTGATCATGATCTTTTCCTTGGTCATGTCTGCATTCAAAATCGAAATCTCTTCCTCGACGTCGTAGTAGAACGGTATCCACTCCACCAGCACTTTGCAGAAGGTTTTGAGTGTGCGCGCTAGATTGTCCTGGAAGTGAAATGTAGCGGTGTTGCCCTGTGTGATCAGTTGCCCGATCGCGCTGCCGCTCTGCTGTGCCGATTGCGCGCCGCTGAGGTTCGGGTCCTGCAGCCCGATGGCGTCTTTCATCTCCTGAGCTTTGATCGCCTTCGCCTGCGTGATCGCCTCAATTGGTGCGTCGATCTGCTGGCGCTGTGGCGGGCCTGGTGACGTCGGATCAGCGTTGTAGAGCAGCGCGAAGTGGCTCTTGCCGTCGTTCCACTGGTTGATGTGGCCTTCGGCCTGTTTCGGTGTTGACCAATACGGCGCGTTGGCTTGGACGCCCAGAATCTCGATAGACTTCTTACCGAGCCAGTTGTACTCACACTGCATGTCGAGCGCCGGCCGCGTCAGCGAGAGCGTGTAGTGTTTTTTATTGACCCAGTAAGACTCGCCTTCGACGTCGAAAATCGGAATTATTTTACCAGGGCGATACACCGGCGGTTCGAGCTCTTCGACTCCGTCGATGAAGTGACAGACGACTTGATGCTTGTGATTCCGCTCCTTCTGTCGCTTGCGGAATGCGTCGTTTCGATCCTTCGCGTACGTCTTTCCGTCGGGCCAGACTTTTGCATCGTCTTCGTAGTCGTCGCCCAGCGCTACCGCGTTTGGCTTGTCGATCTCTTCGACACACCAGTACTCCGCGATCATCACAGCTTCTTTGTCGCTGTTAGGGTCCATCCATCCGGCTGCTGCCGACTCTTTGGCGTAGAAATCGGCAGCCAAAGCCTTCGCGTTCGGCCAGCGCTCTTTGTACTCGATTCGGCTAATCGCGCGAAGACGCAGCCGCCACTTGGCGTCCGACTTGTCGGGCTTCATCGCAAAAGGATCGGTTAAGATCTCCGCGGGGTCCCAGACTGGGTTGACTCGCGGAACCTGTTGCCCGGTTTCTTCGTTGACGACTTCGGGGTCGAGAGAAAATACACCACGCGAAGACGCGACGGCGTACTTCGCCGCTTCGATGAATGCGAGGTCAGAATCTGAATCGTACAGGATTTCTCGTACCTTGCCTTCGATCACCTTCGCTGTGTTCTTTGATGCGCCGCTACCGCGTGGCGCCACAGACGGCTCGGGCTTGGCTTGGCGGATTTCATTGATGACCTGATTGCGAAACGCTGTTAGGCGGTCAAGAACTGGTAGTGGTGTCGGCGGAGTCTCGCGCTCGGCCGCGTCGAGCAGCGATTGGTCCCACTGCTTCAGGACAGCGAATTCAAGGTCACGCTGGGCTGCTTCGCGGTTGTGATTGTCAGCCGCTTCAGCTTGCGCTTTGCGCTTCTGCGCTTGAGAGATGAGATCAGCCGGATCGTAAGCCACTTAGGCGGGATTGTATCACGTCGCGCGTTGACCGTTGATGGCGTTGATGACGGCCACCAAGTTAAGATCGTCGACCACCTGCGAATAAACCTCGCGCTGAACGCTTACAGTATGGTCGGGCTTGGTCACGTAACCGTACTCGCCCTTCCCGTCCTTGCCGCCGGTGTCTGAGATGATCTGGTACTCCATATTGCCCGAGCGCACCTCTGACACGGTTTTCTCGATCGTGATTTTGTACATGCTATTTGTGCAGCCGCTTCAGAGTCTCAGCGAGCCGTGCCCGCTGTCCCAACTTGCCGCCGGCTTGCGCTGCCTTCGCAAGCTTGCCTGCCGGGATCTTCTTTCCCTGAGGAACACCGAGCTGCTTGTGCAGCGCGCCCGGTTTCTTGATTGCTCCCGCGATCCAGTTTTTAGCCATAATTTCGTATCAGCTCCTCGGCCGGCATGACATAGATTTTCAGAAACTCCTCAAACGGTCTGTCGTCTGCTCTGACCTCTACGTGCACTTTCGTTTCGTGACCGTCAATCGATACATCCATCGGCCACTTTCCATCAACCGGCTTCGACGACAGGAACGTAATGCGAGTCCTCAGATCGCCGGGCATCTACTTTCTCCGCTTCGGCGGAACCGCCATTGCCTTCGAGCGAGACTCCAGGCTCTCAGCTTTCGCGCGCTTCAATACCGGCATCATGGCTTTCTTTACGAGCGGATGCACGCCTCCGGTGGTCACGTTCGGGCCGAATAGCGCCGTCGACTTTGATTTACCTGGGATCAATCGTTATCCTTGCCAGCCTTGCGCCCGCCGGTCATCACACCCTTACCGCTGTCGGTGCACATCCCGGTCGCACGGTCGGCCATCTCGCCGGTGTGCTCGCCGTGAATCGATGCGCCCTTGCTGCCTGTGATCGGCACGCCGCCATCCTCGCGGATGTGCTTCGCGTGCATCCCCTCGTCGCGCTTCCGGCTTTCCATGTGGCCTTTGGTATTCATGTCTGAATCTCCTTACGCGGGATTGTATCACTCTTTCGGGTAACGCTGGCTCTTGTGACGTACATAACCTTCTGGGTCGAGTCGCTGCTGGCTCTTACTACGCCCCTGTTGGGGCATCGAAGGATTCTGTGGTCCCTCTGGCTGTACAAATGGCTTGCCGTCGAATGTAGTGATTTCTCCAGTTAGTCGATTTTGGAGAAACTGCGGTAAGGGCGGGCCGGCGCGCATGATTTGCTCGTAAGCCTTGCGCCGATCTTCAGTGTTAAATGCTTCCGCTCCAATGCGTGCCGAGCGCTGAAGCTGAGTTACAACTTTGACGGCGTTGTTTTTCGCTTCGCGCGTTTCATCGTGATCCGATGGCACAACTTTTGCAGCCTCTGTTCCTTCAACAGGCGATGGGTTCTCGTGCCGAGCGATCGCTAGGTGTGCTGATGCGATTCCTAATTTGATTGCCCTGCTAAGTCTGCTCATCGTGCCATCCATCCTCCAGGGCCTTTATGTCTCGGCTGACCTGTCCATGTGCTCACAGGTGCAGGTTCCACAATCATTCTCTCACGTCCGGAGACGACAAGATACCGCGTCGCGTCCATGAGGTGGTCGTCCCGCTTGAGCGGTTTGTTTGGGTACTGCTCGGTGCGCTGATACTTTCGAAATTCAGCGAACCAGTTTGTACAACTTTTAAACACCCGGAGCCGTCCCACCGCCATGAGTTCGAAGACCGCCAGTATGCCCATCTCCACATTGTTCTCGGCATGACTGAGGTCAAGGCCCAAAGCATCAAACGGCTGCAGCTGATGATAAGCTGACGCAGGGTCCACAACGCCAGGAATCCAAGCGCCGCGAGCACGAATAGCCGCGGAGTGATTTCTAGGCGCATTGTGCGGTCCACCTTGCTCGTAATACTCGTCATAAAGAACCACCGTCAACGTGCTCGGGTCTTGCGCTCCCCAGATACACGCTGTCCTTTCCCATCCAACATCGAGCCCGTAGGCCCGCGGCCAAAACTTTGGAATCTCAAACGGATCGACTGCTATCTGCTCTTCAGGAAACGGATAGATGGCGCCCTTTCCAAGGCTGGGCTCGCCTTCCGTTCGAGCTTTGATCTGATACGCCGGCGTGTTCCTGATCAGCGTTTTCTTTTCGGCTTCGTCCAAGTGCGGAACGTGGTTCCAGCCGGCTTGCACCACGCACTTGGATTTTTCGAGACGTTCCTCATCGGTCAATTCATAGAAGCTGTTGACGACTGCCGAGCGTCCGAGTAGCGGCGTGAATGTCGTGAACGCGCTGCCCTTGGTGGTCAGCAAGCGATAGAGGATTTCAATGTACACATCCTCCGGTGGCTCTTCATCGCACCAAATGAAATGCTTCGCCGTCCCTTCGAACGATCGCCGCCCCTGCTCGTAGCCCTTGAATCCGAGCTTCGAATTTCCGCCGGATACGTGCTGAACCCAGACGGTATCGATCGCACCTGCCGGGCCGCCGCGGCTGGCTGTCTTGTGCACGATCTTTTCGACTGGGATCATGCCGCCGGTTTCGCCCGAGCCGAGCAGAATTCCTTGAACGATTTCGAAGGTCGTCTTCCCGTCGTGACCGCATGCCCACGAAGCTGTTGGATGGTCGAATCGCTTGCCTTCCCACCACGCCGGATAGAGCCCGGTCATGTGACAGGTGGTTTCGTACGCGCCCGCGACGGTCTTACCGACGCGGTTCGCGGCCATGAATAGCCGCTCTTTGAAAGTGGCTCCGGCCGCGAAGAATTCGAGGTGCTTGGGGTAGAGTTCTCGCCGATGAGGCCCAGCATCAGGGAATAGAGTGTGGAATTGCTGAGCTCGCTTAGCCTTCCCCGCTTCCAGGGCTGCTATCGCCCGTTCCGGGTCCTTCCCGATCGACGCGAATAGTTCGGGCAAATTTGAGGGCAAGTTCGAGCTGCTCATCGGTTAAGTTGTCAACGTCAAATTTAACATGTACAGGTGCATCGGGGTCGCCACCGATGTAGATCTTGGTCGCGCTCAGCAGTTCGTTGCGGTCAAGAACGTCCTCGGCCGCCCGCTGAGCTACAGACGGGTTTTTCTTCCGGTCCTTCAGATTTCCAAGAATGACACCGATTGCAGGATCAATAAGCATCGCCAGCCGAAGCGCCGCCGCCTTGCGAACCTGCGGAGCGTTCCCTCCATGCATCTTACAGACTGATGCGCCGCGAATTGCCGGCTGTCGGCATGGTTTTCCTTGCCGCGTGGTCGCCGAACAATATCGCTGCTCTCCTGTAAGTGGCATGGGGTCACCGAGCGGTATGGGGTCCAGGATTCATAGCTTGATGCCGCGCCGCTTGCCTTCCAAGGTTACTACGCCGTCTTTCACGAGCACCACCGCCGGCGGAACGGGCTCGACGTCGTTCGCTGGGTTCGCTTGCGCGATCTGGAGCGGAGTCATCATAGCCATTTCTCCGATGTGCTTGTAAAAACGGTTCTTAGTCGATACCGTCTCGATCCTTCGGGTCTTTATCAGCCTGTTCATGGTTCCATCCTTCCCACCTCTCGGAGGTATTCCGCTCGCCGCTGCTGTTGCGCAATCTTCCTGGTTTCTGAAATCGGTTGCCATGCTTTGCGGTCTTGGTGGCTGTGCAGCAGTCCGCCGAGCCTGCCCATTGTCTGAGGCTTCACGACTTCGCTCCTTCGCAACAGGCTTATCGCTGCTTCTATTTTTCGGTTTCTGTTCATGATTTTGCTCCGATCTTCAAAAGTTTGTCGCGCTTCGCGTTTTCCTGTGGAAGTAAGCCGGCCAGACCTCGGACCATCGCGTCAGCGTCGGCCGCCCGCAGTTTCTTTCCTGCCGGGCATCCGCAGTAGTTGTACTCTCGCGCGTGCGGATGTGGCGGAAGCTCTCCGCCTTCGATGCCGGTGTCCGAGCAGCACATGCACGCCGGCCAGTTTGGATTGATGTCCGGTATCTTGTGGCCGCCGTTTGAGTCTCGCTGCATTACGATGCCTTTGGAGCTTCGGAGTGCTTGGCGAGGGCGGCATCAGCAGCCTTCAGCGCGTCATCCAGATCGCAGTACAAGCAATCTGGGTCCTTGAATCGATACCCAAGATTCTTCTCGCGCGTTGTGTAGGATTCGTGGCATGAGCACTCCCAAGGCAATTGGCTCCGCAATCCAAGCAGCGCCTTCACCAGTTCCGCCACATCTCGGAGCGCCTTATCGTACTCTTTCCGCGTCGGTCGTTTGCTGTAGGCTTCCAGCACTTCAGCTACTCGCCCGTCAGCATCTGCACGCGCCGCATCGCGCTCGGCTACCAATCGCAAGCTGTTGTCCCGCTCCGCCATGTAAGACCGTTCGGCGTTGTCGCAACACATGCGCAGAGCGTCGGTATCTGCACGCGCTCGGCATAATGGGCACATCTCGCTGCTGTTGTCGCTGTGGCCGATTTCAGGATGCCCATCCCGGCACATGTGCGGGTAAGTGAAACCCGAACGCGCTAGGGATCGTTCTGACTGAATCAAGTCGACGATTGCGAACGCTGCGTTCATTGGCGCGTGGCTGCTGATTATTTTGGCTATTCCATAAGCTGAAAGCTGTTCGCTAATTCTGTTACCGGGTGGCAAACACCCATTGGGGCATGGCCAATTCCTCGCGAAACGATGATGATAGCCGCTTCCAAAACACGTTTGGCAAATCTCCATCGCTGTCTTTTCTCTGCAACGCCCCATCGCTTCGCAATTTATGAAGTGTGGACAATCCCCAACGCGTTCATGGTCATCACATTCTGGTCGTCGTCTGATTTCGCTCATTCTGATTCTGCCCCTTTCGGAGGATCTCCTGCTACTTCTTTCGCGCTTCCTTCAGCGCGTTCTGTTGCCGTCGATTGGAGCGTGCGCGCTTCGACAACTCCCTCAAGCACTCGGTAGACCGCCAGCGACAGCGCTTCCCGCAGTTTGTCCGTGGCAGGAGTGACTCCGCAATTGGTGAACGCCTCTACGGCAACGCGATTCGCGCCCAGCCAGATTACGCCGAACTTCTCCGCTCCAACTTGGTGAATCTCCGTTAAATCCATTCCACTGTGAGCCCCATTCATCCATGCCGGGTGTGCATCCGATAACGGACTGATCTTTCTGCGCGGTTCTTTCCTGCTCCCCCGCATTCTGGCTTCCTTTTTTGCCCAGTAGTTGCTCATGCCTCAGGCTTTCTCTTCCGTGGTAGTTGATTTAACTGCACTGGCGCTCTTCAGCGCCATCGTTCGTCGTTCGTGTGTTGAGCGTTCGCGCGAAGACGCTATATGCCGCTATAGCACGCCGCCTCGCGTTGGCCCGCAACCGCAGATGCGCTGCTCGTTGGCTGGTCTTCCTGAACTGGATGCATAATTCGCACACTTCATCTTCGTCAATTGCATTTCTGGAGACGATACACACTGGACTACTGTCCGTGTTGTGAGCGTCAACCAATACGCTCCATTTTTCGCGGTCTTCACGGAGTAGCAATTCCGCTCGCGCTACAGCTATGGCCGCATCGATTAGCCGCTTTTCTACGGAATGCATCATGCCTCCCCTTGTTTATCGCTCTCGCCACGCCATTCACGCATCCATTCACACGCTTCGCAAACACACGATACGCGATGTCTGTTTGAGACTATACGCATGACTGCGGTCGCTTCCCTAAGCGCCTTGGTGAGCGCCAGGGCTGTTATCGGTCCGTACGTTTGGTTGAATTTTCCACAATCGTATGGGCTTTTGCTGCCCATCTCCGCCAGCAACTCAATCTCTCGCAGTTTCGCTTCGCTGATCATGCTACTGCCTCACAATCGCGTTTGTAGGATGCGAACTGATTCGGGGATGCGAATGGATACTCCCGCTGGAACCGAGCGTAAAGCGCGCGTTCTTGCGCCGTCACGGCTGGTTTCTGCGGAGCCTCCGGAATGACGCAGGGCAACACTGGTGCCTTGAAGAATCCTTCAGCCGCTGGTCGCTCTGCCGGTTCGTGGTGGTTTTTGGTTTCTTCGCGCACGGCTGGCTTCCTTCCCTGTTCATAAGACTTTGAGTTCATATTAGGATGGATCGCCTTCGAGGTGACAATCCGAGGTGACACCCGAGGTGACAAAACGCCTTGCAAAGTGTAGACGTACACCGAGTTCCTGTTGCTCCTGACCGAGGTGACAATTTTCGCCCGCCGAAGCTCTTCGATGTAGCGGATAACCGACCGCTTTGACCGCTTCATTTCGCGGGCGATTGTCTTCTGAGAAGGCCAGCAGTGATTCTTGCCGCCCAGGTATGATTTTAGGACGGCGAGACAGGCTCGAGCGCCGCGGGATAGTTTCATGTCCTCGACCTTTCAAAGCGGAGCCGGGTCGAGTCGGCCCCGCTGATTTCCGTTACACGTGGGAGATCAGGCCCACGTGAGCCTTGCGGCCACAAACAGACTACATCAATCAGGATAGCATTTCAAGCGCTTTCGTTTTCGACGATCAAGGCGGCCTGCTTTTCTGAAATATCAATGATCACACCTTCGTGTGCTCCTACCACTGCCGGATGGATAACCTTCGTTCCGTTGAACCTGTTGACATTGTCGTTCACGATCACGCCGGCCTCTTGCAGCACGTCGAGGATGGTGGTGTACATGTTGTCGGTGTCGGCGCCGGCATTGATGACGAAGAATTCGAAATCGACATCAGGATGCTCAGCGGGCGGCCGTCGCCACTGCTTGCGCGCCTGGAAGGTAAGAGCGTCGATCTGCGCTTTTATGTCGCGATCGATGATCACCGTCAGCTTTCCGGTTTTCCGGTTTACCCACGGACGTTTTAGATTCTTCTTTGCGGGAATGTGACCTTTCAGAATGAGCCGAACAATTGCTGGTGTCTGCTCGGCTCCCATCTGATCAGTTGGCTTCGGAATTCAGCCGGCCGCGCTTGGCGCCCATCTGCCGAGCACTGGCGAGCGTTCCGGTTTCTTCGCCGTCGTCAAGTACCGCTTGACGCGATTCGTCGCTAGATAGGTCGATGACTTCCTGAACCTGTTCCGGGTAATAGGTGACCTTTAGCGGCCCGCGCGCGTTGTCGCTTTCGAACATGTACGCTTCGAGCTTCGCGCACGCGTCCTGCTCTTTGAAGGTCGCCTTGAACCGAAGCTCACGGCGGAACCCCTTCTTCTTTTTGCCTTCGATTTCCAGCCGGATCATTTCGAAGTCGCTGAGCACCAGGTACCCAATCTGGTATTCGGCGTCGATCAGCTTGTCGCTGGCCGAGTGAGTGAGCCAGCCGCCTTCGAACTTACCTTCAAACTTTTCGCTTTTCGTTTTCTCCCCTGGAATGCTCCAGCCCATCTTTTCGAAGAGCTTTTCGTATCCCTGTCCGAGTCCGCAAGCGTACTTGACGTGGCCGCCGGCTGTGTCTACTCGGTGGATTTCAGTGATTCTTGCGCCGTTGAATTTGATACTCTTCGCCGGCGCTTCCGGTGTGCTGATCGTTCTGGTGCTTGCCATCCGTTCTCCTTTTAAAGTCCCAACATCATTCGCCACCACGCCGGCGAAACTTGGCGAGCTCGCACGGCTCGAAAGATCAAGCCGGCGCATTCGGTAGGAATCCAGTTACAGCGATGACACACGCGCGGGTTACTGTCCATTAGATCACCCTTAAGTGCTCGCCGCGCGGAAGTAGACGAGCCCCTTCAACTGTCGCAGGAACCGTGCGCTCGCCGTGGCAGCGAGGGCAAGTAGAAGAGTCGACCGCCTGCGTGTCGTGTTCGTCTAAACGAACATCTCCTCCTTTGCACTCTGGACACAGGACGCGACGCTTTAATTCTTCGCGAATCTTTTCAGTATCTGGAACATATAGAGCTTTGACAGGGAAGTCGCTAGGGAAGTTCACCAAGCCTGCATCATGTGCACGTAGAGCCTCAAAGTTTCCCGATGAGTCTTTCGGCCATTCGGGAATATCCAACGGCTCAAAGCCACCGTTTCCCTGCCGGCGAAACCCGCCGATGTTTTCCGCCTTGAGTTCCTTGATGTCGAAGCGTTGCATAACTGCCAACAAGTACGCCTTGTAGCGTTCAATGTTCGATTCGGCGCGCTTCCGAATTGCTCTGATGCGATCCTCTTCGGCCTTGCACGCCCCCACCAGGGTTTCTTGCTGAAGAACGAAAGCCCGAGAACTGGCCACCTTTACAGGAGTCCTATCTTGCCATTCGACGATTTGCTGGTCGACGGCCGCAACAGCTTCCGTATCGCCTTCATCTACCAGCGTCGCGCGAAGCTCTTCGAGGTCGACAAGCGATTGCTCGATTACGAATAGTGATGCGCTCACTCGACACCGCCAAGATTTCCGATGAGTGGTAGATTTCCATCGTTCTTTCGTGGCTTACCTTTGTCACTGCGCGCGGCCCGCGCAGGCTTCACTAGAACTAGCGCCGCATCAATGGCTTTCTGTCGCTGATCAGGCTGTAGCGGTTCAAGCAGTTCCGCAATCCCCGCGGCTGCCGTTGTCAGTTGCTTTACGTCGGACATCGTTTCTCCTTTTCAATTCTCAATCCCCAGCGCCTCACATGGAGGCGTCGACGCTAGTGAAGCGCTGAGGTTCTTTGCTCGGTCTGAAACGGATGGCGCTCCGAATCGTGCCGAGCGAAGCTTTAAAACGGTACATCGTCGTCTGTGATTCCCCACTCTTCGGCCGTGTTCGTGCCGGCGCCGTCGCGATGGTCCTGCGTTGATTCAGGCTCCTCCGCTTCGCTGTGGTCATCGCGAGATGCATCTTTCGCGATCGCCAAAATTTCCGGCGCCGTGCAGTTAATCAGCTGATCCACCAACCAACTGTGTTGCGCCTTGAAATCCCATTCCTGAGTATGCTGATCTTGCTTCGCTGCCGGCATTCCGTTCGGCTGATCGCGAGTGTAAAACGATTTGACGGTCGCGCCGTCCTGGCGAAACCAGATTCCAGTCTCTTCGCTGCCTTGGCCTTTCTTCTTTCCGCGGAACACCGTCAAGCTCAACGGACGCGCCCAGTCGACGTTCGGCGCGATGCGCAGGAACCTGCGCAGGATCATGCTGTGATACGGCATGTCGAGGATGAACGTGTCCGCGCCCTCGACCATGTGCATCTTGAACCCGAAGTATCGCGAACCCGATTTTTCGTCTTTGCGGTCGTACTTTTCCAGCTTCACGACGTAGCCCTCAAGGTCGCGATAGTGATAGCCGTACTTGGTCAGAACCTCTTTGCTCTTCGGATTCGTGACGGTGATTTCCTCGCACCCATCGACACGCTGCTTGAGCTCTTGCCAGATCGAATAATCTTTGATGGCCAGGTAGATAGCCTTGCTCGCTGCCTGCTTAGTGAGTCCCATTAACCAGCCTTTCGTAAGGTCGTCTGCACTTCGTCTTTCTTTGCGCGGATCTCTTCCGAAGTCAGCGGACGATTCTCTTCGATGAATTCGTTCACATCGCGCAACACTTCGCGCTTGCAGAATGCGTACACCTTGCGCGAGGTTTCCTCGGCGTCCGCTTCGAAGCATTCCGCTCGCTGCGAACAAAAGAAATCGACGCTCTGGTAGTTGCCGGTGTTCAGCTTGTAGCTGAAACTGCGCGTGATGACCACGCGCCGCGATGCTTTCAAAGCTCTGAGTTTCGCCATAATTACCCTTTAGAAAATGCTCTCTCTACTAGGTCGAACGCTACGGCGTCAAATGTCATGCCTGCGGTTTCCACAAACCCCTGCTTGGTTATTCCAGCCGATAGGGCCGCGTGCGCCGTCAGCGGAAACAGAGCAATCATCGCTGTAGTGGGGTCCAAGCCCAGCTGAGTTATCAATACCGTTACCGCTTTCGCCAAAGTCTCTTCGCCTTTGTCTTCATTCGCCATGCTCAATTGTGTCCTCTCGTTTTGCTCGCTTCAATCACCAAAAGGTACTAAGACTGTCGATTTCGCTGCTCGGTCAACCTGAATTCAACGATTTCCATGTCCGTCGCTATTCGGTCTGCTGGAGGCAGGCTCGGCGGGAAGTGTCCCTCAAGCTCCGAATCGCTGTAATAATCTCCAGCCGAGTACTCTGGTTTCCACTCGCCTTTGAGCCACGCTGCGAGCGCTCGCCGCGCTCCGATTTCTCGCGCGAACAGTCTCGGCTCGACGCGCAATTTGTTTTTGGCGAATTCTTTCTCGAATCCATCAGCGTGGAAGTTGAGCCCAGTAAATCCCCGCCCTTTCAGTTGTGGCATCAGACGGCCGCTTGGCTTGTGACGAATCCCGAAGAGTTTCATTTTGCTCCTGTTTCTTGCAGGTATCGCGAGTAGTGCTCTTTCGCGAGCGCTTCCATGTCAACACCGTGCGTGCGCTCGAATGTGGCGCGTCCAGCGTCATACTGACGATGATGCGCGCGACATAGCGGCACGCAAGATGAATCAGGACCTTTGCTGGACTGTCCATTATTTCTAGTGTGAGCCGGATCAATCGGCCAATGCGCCGATTCGCGTTTATCTTCGGGAAGCAGGCGGCACACGACGCACCATTGAATCGTGCACCATCGCCGATACTTCGGGTCACGCATCGGGCCGCGCCGCGCCTTCGCTCGCTTCTTTGGAATCAGCTTAAATCGCTTCGACAGAATCCCGATGACCTGTTTCAGGACTGCGATCGTGCCGGCGTCCGTCGAGCCGTTGCGTTCGATATGACCTTGAAGATTTCTGAGTATGCGAACGGCGTGCTGGCTCATTTGCGGTAGTCGTCCCGCGGATCGAAATCAGCTTCAACACCTTCCGCGACCGCCTTGGCCTTCGCATCGCGAAGCTTGCGCCATAGCGCGACTGCGTCCAAGTACCTCTGATGGTTCTTGTGCCGCTCGTTTCCCCAGCCCATCGACGCCATAGTGTTCATCTGCTGGATGGCTTCTTCGAGCGTGAGAGGAGGTACAGACTGCGGTTTATCCGAGGACGACATAGGTCCCCTTCGAAGGCTTCGGAGTCACCCTGCCGTAATCGTTTCGCTTAACAAGTGAGCACACACGCCGCAGTGCTTCCTTCGGCTGTGGTGTGGCTTCCATCTCGAAATAGACTTCGGCGTGCGGGTCAACTTCCGCAAGTCTAGTAAGCGCCGCTGCAAGCTCTTTGAGTGTCATACTCTGGCTCCAGAGCAAATGAAATTCTCAGCTTCTATGACTTGTCGCTCCAGTTGATCGCTGATTATCAGGCGTGTGGCCTTGAGCCCGATCACATAGCCTCTCTGCTCTGCGTCAGCGATAGCTTGGGCAACTTCGGTTTGTTGCAAGCTTGATGGAAGGATGGCAGCCGCTCGCTGGCGATGCTCCTCGGTAACTTCAATACGGAATTTTTGTGATTGCGCCATGTGATAAGTATAGGCGCACATGCACATGTGTGCAATACCCTAAATGTACCGATTACGATAGTACTACAGGTGCTTCAGCATCACGTCAACGACTGCGCCGACACACGACGCTATTGCGAGCCACAACAGCACCGTACTGGCCCCTTTGAAGAAACGTGAGTGTTGCTCAAGGCTGACATGTTGCTGTGGCATGTCCAGACTACTTGCAGGTTTTAGGCCAATAGGCCGATCGTTTGGAATCATCACCGTCCGGCCGCTCGCGGTTGGTAATATCTGTCGATCCAGTCGCGCAAGTTTTGATGCTCCTGCCGCGCCCAGTCCTTCACGGCGCTGTCGTCCTGGAAATTCTTTAGTTCAAGCTTGTAAATCCTGTCGGAGAGTTCGCCTCGCACTGTGTCTATTTTACTGCTCACCTTGCTCGCCTCTGCGCGCACGTAGAGACACACCAGGGCCACGATGCCGCTTACTGCGAGGTGAATAATTTCGCCCGGAGTCATTCGGCTTTCTTGGCGGTTTCAGCGATGACTTCGAGCTTGGCGGGCGGGTCGATGGCTTGCTTGGCGAGCAGCGTGACGTTATCTTGACCGCCGATGGTCTGTTTACCCTGCAGCCGCTGCCCGACAGCGAACTGAATGCATCCTAGAAACCACTGGCCGAGCGGGCTCTTCGGAGTCGGATAGGTGTTAACCGCGTGGGCCACAATGGCGAGTACCGTGGAACCGCTCAGGAAGATCTGAACGTGTTCCCAGCTCACACTTGGTAGATGCATGGGGAAAGTGTATCACGGCAGGAAGCTAACCGCGCGCCGCGTCACCATCACGAGCCACGACGCGCGGGAACCAGTCAATTCCACAGGGTACTGAACGCTGCAGCCATCCCCTGCAGTTGGGAAAGAATGATTCGGGGAGTGCTCCAAGTCGCGTGTTAGCGGCGCGACAAGCATGAGGCGAACGCTCCCCGAAAGTCGTTAGACGGTCGGCGCCGGCGGCGTGTCTTTCGCCACTTCGGCGTCTTCTGCATCGGTCGACGTCTTCAGTTCGTTGGTGATTGCGTCGATGTCCGCCTGCGTTACCGTCTGGCCTACTAGCGCCGTCAAAAGCGCGATTGCCCTAGCCTGCGACGCTGCGGTCGCATCTGCTTGAGCTTTCAATTTCGTGAGGTCAACTGACATTATTCCAAGTGTCCTTTCGATTCGATCTAACTGCGAAGGTCGTTTTCGCCACCACATTATTTTTTGGTTTCCGGCAACACGGTGCACGGCGTAGATCCGATGATAGCATCGGGATGAACTGGAGGCGGATCGGGGCACACCGTTCGGTCGAGCGCTGTATGCACAGGAACGTTTCGGAACATGCAGCCGCTTAGCGTGAGCACTGCAATCGCTAGAAGTACTTTCACTTGGTCACCAGCGAATGTTGCGCGAGTGAGTGAGCCTTGCTCGCGGTCGCTGCCGCACGCGTCCGCAGCTTCTCAAACTGCGCCGCATCAGAAGCGCTCAACGGCACCGGCGGTTTCACAGCGCGAGGTGTCGGAACAGCAGCCGGCGGTAAGGGATTCTGAGCGAGATAATCGCTCACTGCTTTGTTGATCGCAGCAATTACGATCACGACTTTCTGGGGAGTTCCAGGACCGAGCACAGGCGCGATCTGTTGAAGGAGACATCCTGAGATCGCGAGGATCTGCTGAGCGTTAGGCGTGCCCGTCTGTGAGCCGATGCAGTTCGCGACCGCCGCGACGTATTCAGGAACCTCGGCTGGAATCGGAACGCCGGCCGACTGAATAATCGGGATGGCCGACTCCGTTACATCGACGATTGTTTTGAGAGTCGAGAACGTTCCACATCCGATCAGCGGAAGTAGCAACGTGGCGATGAGCAGAATTCGTTTCATGAAAACCTTTCTGAATAAACCGGAGCGTTGCGGACCGCTCCGGGCACTGCCAGCATTGTGGGCCATTCGGTTCCAATCTTGATGTGAGCAGCGCTCCAACCGTATCCGCACTGGGTTACCGGAGCGCCTCTAGGCCGTGACCAACTGGATTCGCACGGCTAACACCTCCCGAAACTGCAAGCCCTTCTTCTAGTGGTATGTCATAAAACCATTTTAAATTTGCCCGGCGTCGTTTTCTCCCCCGTCAGATAGCACACAGGAACGACGCCGGGCTTCCCCTTGCGAAGAATTCGCTTACGCCTTACCCAAGATCTGCCAGTAGTACATCGGCGGATTTTGGCCGATCTTGCCCAGGAACTCGTACTCCACACCATCCTGGTTGAAGTGGTCGCCCTTGTTGAATACGTTCTCGGCGCCGTTGATCACGTTGTACTGACCTTCCGCGTTTGCACGCAGGCCGACGTAATCGACGGTGGTGTTCGGTCCGGTGTATGGCGGCCAGTCCGCCGGATTCGCGCTCACCAAGCCGGTGTGCGTGGTCCCGTCGTAATCGGGGATCACGCCAGTGGGATCATGATCGCCCGGCCGCATGGTCGTGTAGTCTTCCGGTTTCTCTCCTACGTAGGAAAACTTTTCGTACCCGCCCGCGATGAGTGCCGCAATCCAGGCGTCCGGAGCCATACCGGTAAGATCGGCTTGGGTCACTTTCTCGCCGTTCGCGGCCATTCGTTCGCCGGCGAGTTTGCGGGCTTGGCCCATCTTGACCTCGCCATTGAAACCGAACATGCCGGTCCATAGGGTGAGGACGACGTCTGACAAGCCGGCGAAGTACGCGCGGTTCAGTTGATCAGTGGGCGAATTGCCCGCAATTTTTGGATGTTGACGCATTAACGATTCTCCTGCGAGTAGTCTACACGGACGTGCTCAGGTGGTCAAGCGACTTTCTTTTCGAGGGCTTTCCGGGCTGCTGCTTCAGCAGAGTCTGCAATGAATTGTGACACCGAGATGTCGAGCCTCCGAGCAACCCGGCGAATTTGCCGAAGTCCAGCGTCAGAAAAAAACGATGCGTGCTTGTTTGGGCGGGAAACTTCTTTGGGTTTCTTCATACCCGAAGAGTGTAGCACGTGCTCATGCTGCTTTCATCGCGTGCGTGTAGTACTCATACTTGCGCAACGTCTCAATCACGTCCGCCGCCGCGAAGCGGTCGAGCTGTTTGATGTCAACGATAGAGCCGTCCTGAGCACATTCCCGCGCGAGACGCAGAAGATCACCGCGCCCCGTCGACGTACGACGGGCGAGCTTGATCACCTGTTCCTGTTGCTGGTGCGTCACCGTTGCCACTCCCCTAATGATCTCTGATGGACTTCGCATTGTCAAAGGTGCACACGTGCGCTTGCCCATCACGACTAGGATTTTCTGCAGTTCAGATTCGTTACAGAGATTGTTCATATGAACCTTTCGAATATCGGAGAGCCGCATTCTCCGCATTTTCTAGAGAGCCGCAGTTGTAGTTCGGTGAAGTCAATCGGCGATGCACAGATCGTCCCGCGCATCGCGTAGTAGATCATTCCGCAATAGGAACACTTTGTGCCGTACGAATTGAATTCCCTAGGCATATGCGCCATAACAAACTCGCCTCGCTCCGGGAAATATCGCACCACCGAGTTGCTCATGTCCAAATAATACTGGACACATGAGCATGTGCGCAATCACCCGAAGGTACTAAGGTTTAGAGTTTATTTCCATCCATCTCAGTAAGTCAGAAATGCTCTTATCTGAGATCTGTCCGGTCTGATTGATGCCGAGTTCCTTAACCTTTTGCGCAAGCCCTTCTTTTAGCTTCGCTGGTGGGAACTGGCGCATTTCTTCTGGTGTGAATCCGCGCTCAAGTAGATGTTTGCCGAGTGTCTCGATTTTGTTGGCGCGTGCTGCTGACTCGTACACCGGCCCCGCGTCGGCCGCTGGTGCGCCTTCTTTGATGGCTCGATAGTTCGCGTCGGCCGCTGCAGTTCGCATCGCCGGCGGCATGTCCTTCATGGTTTCCGCCATCGTATCCGGGCGAGTTATTTCCTTGATCCGCTCCGCCGCGGCGTCTTCCGGAGTCCAGGCGAGAATTGTATCCTTGCCGTTGCGAACATCCGCTAGGATTCGGTGGTGCCCTTCGTTGATCGTGAACCCGCCTTCCGGATTCGCTCGCAGTTCCGGATGAACGGCATACCCGTTTTTCTGGTATTCCTCGACTCGGTCGGGATAGATCGTGTTTCCTGGGTCACCTTCGATGTGCTCGATAGGCACTCTCCGCAGGGTCTGAATGCCAGCTTTGCCGGCTTCCCGCTGCGTCCCTTCAATGAGCGTACGAGCCACGTCCGGATTGACGCTCTGCGAGTACGGTATAGGCCCTTGCATTTGAGGCTGTGGCTCAGGCGGGATAGGCTGCAGTCCGCTGGCTGGTGGTGCCGGCGGCTGTCCGCCCGGTGGCACTTCCGGAGATGTCCCTCGCGGGATCATGGTCGGTTCCACGTCTGCCGGTGTTCCACGTGGAACAAAAGTACTAGGAGCCATCCTCGCCGGCGGAATTCCTTCCGTATCAGCGGGCCACGCCGTTTCTGCATTAAATGCATCGGCCACACGAGCGACACGCGGGTCGACTGGAGGCGATTGGATCCTTGCAGTTGCGGGGTCGAATGCGTTCGCAACCCGAGAAACCGGAGTTTCGGCCGGCGGAATGATCTTATCGATAGTCCGCGCTGTCCTCGTGGCTCGGTTTACAAGGTTCATCATATGAGCCACAGGCGGCGCTGCAGCGCCCGCCACGTCTATCGCCACTCCTGGGATCTCAGGAACGGCTGCCGCGAACTTGAGCGCTGCTCGTGGGGCAGCCTTGGCCGCCTGTATGGCCGCTTTTCCCGTCGTAGGCAGCCCGCGGACCACTTCGGGGGCTGCCATGCTCGCCATGACACCAACGCCGCCCGCCACATCGCCGCTGTTGATCTTGTCGGCTGCGTCCTGGGACATTGGCCCAAGGACGGGCGTAAGCGCTGCGATGCCGTGCGCGATCGCGTCTTTGGTCCGACCTTCCTTGTACGCCTTGGTGGCTTCGGTGTACTCGCGTCCCTGAGCGTTCGCGAGGTTCTTTCCGATGCCCAGCAGATTCTTTGCAAGCGACGTGAATCCGTCTTCGTTGGGATCTTCTGCAGGTTTGAAGATCTGTTTGATCAGCGGCCGAGGGTCGAAGGCGGAGGCGAAGCGAGCGAGCGCGCCGGGCTTTTCTTCCGTCTTTGGCTGGCTCAATTCGGCGTGCTGCTTTTGGATCACGCTGCCGATTTGATCATCAGACATCGAGTCCGGAAAAGCGACATCGCCAACACCTTCGATGTGGACGATTTTATCCGGCATTTATTTGTTGATGACTTCGATCTTGCCCGTCTGCGGGTTGTACGTGTGCGTGGCCGTTGCGGCTGGCGTCCCGCCACCAGCTACCGTTTTGCCTTTCAGGTCCTGCAGAGCCTTATCGTACGTCTCTTTGCGGTTGCGCCAGTCCGTGCGAAACACGTCGAGCGCCGCCTTGATCTGCCCCACGGTCGCGCCTTCTGATACCGCCTTCTGCATCTCATGGCGTGCGTCATCGGAAAGGACGCCGGCGCCGGTAGGCGAATTCAAGATCCTCGCGAAGTCGGCCTGAACGGGCATCATCGCCGCTTTCATTGCCGTTACCTTCGTGCTGCCGAATTTCTGTTCGACTTCGCGCAACGGAGTATTCAGTAACGAAGTGCCGAGGTCGCTTACGGCGTCCATTTTCTGTTCTAGCACCTTCGCGTTTTTCTCGGCCATCTCCCCGAATGGCTTCAGCGTCTCGTACTGCTTTGTGACCGAGTTGAGAGCCAGTACATTCGCGTGCGCCGCGTTGCCTTCCATCACAGCTTGCTGAGCCGTCATGCCACGCTCTTTGGCGATTTCCGCCGCACGTTTGTACACTTGCCCGAGCAGCATCGGATTGCGGCCCGCAGGTGGCGGCTGTCCTGCGAGCGTCTTCTCGGCCATCATGTCGATCGCGTCGGCTCCGGGATTCATCGCATTCCCGCGCGCCGTTGCTTCCGCGCCTGCCGTGTAGATCTTGATCGGAGCCGTCGCCTTTGCAGTCGCGACTGCGGTTTCAGTGCGTCCGATCTGATCCGCTCCGTCTTTCAAGATTCCTGCGATCGCTGCCGGCGGCATTCCGTTCGCGCGCGCTGTTGCCACTAACCCCCTTGTGCGCTTGTTGAGATCGGCGTGGGATTTAGGATCGATTACGCTGTCGATCATCGCAGCGTCGCCTTCCGGGTTCGAAGACTTCGCCGCGGCTGCTTCGATTCCTTTTAGATCGAACTCTGGCTGTTTCTCGACTGGAACCGCTTGGCGCTGTAGCATTGCGATCGCGTTCGGGTTCCACTGTGGCCCGAGCTCTTTCGCCATCTCCGGATGAGCCTGCAGGAACTGATCGAACTTGGCCTGTCCTACCTGGGGATTAAGGGTCTTGTCTTCAAGACCGGCGGTCTGCGCGATCGCCGCGGCGCGTTCCTTCTGTCCGAGTTCAAAGCCTGCGGTTTTTGCCTCGCGGGATTCTTTCGCTGCAGCCGTGGCGGCCGTCGATTCCTCGACCTTGGCTTTGCGTTCCGCAAGCGCTTGCGCCGCCGCGCCCTTGTAACCGTTCATCCCGAGTAGGAAATTCTGCGCCGCTGCGTGACCTGGGTACTGCATCGGGTCGAGCCCGGCCGCCTTCATATCCTCGGTTTTGAGATCACCTTTTTGGATCAGGCTGGAAATCAGCGGAGTCCACGCCTGCGCCGCTTGCTCTTCGGGCTGCTGCAGCAGTGCGTTAATGTGGCCGCCGGCGATGTCGGCGTGCTTGATGTTCGTTTCGAGCTCATCGGTTTTGAGCTTCTGTAGTTTTTCTTTGGTTTCGATAACGTGCTTTTGCAGCGCTACCACATGCTCAGGTAGCGCGCCGTTCTGAACTGCGCCCTCGACGGTCTTGTCGAGATCTCCGCCGGCCGCCGCCCATGCTTTGCTGATCGCGTCCTGTGATGCCATTTCGCGACGCTGCCGTTCGATAAGAAGATTTCGCTCTTGCGCTTCACCTTGGAGATTCTGCACCTGAGCAATCTGAGCTTGGCGCTGCAGAGGATTCGCGATCTGTACGGGCTGTGGCCCTTGCGCGATTGCGTTTAGAAGTCCGCCCATTAGTAAGCCACCATTGATCCGCCGTAGTTGTATCCAGGATTCACCGAAGGATACCCGAATGGATTGCTAACGCCACCGCCGCCACCGATTCCGCCACCGCCGCCTGAGCTGCCACCAAACCCAAGCCAACTTGACGGATTCGAGAAGCTCGACATCGGGTTGAACATATTGCCGAATCCGCTGATGGCCTGGTTCATTCCATTCGCCGCGCCCATGATCCCCGCCGCTTTGCCTTGGGCTCCCTGCATTCCGAACTGCCCAGCCGCTTCGGTCGATCCGATGAGTTGATTTCCTGCGGTCGCAGCGCCGCTCAGTCCGAGCCCGCCCGCCGCTGTCGCGCCACTCAATCCCAATCCGCCGGCGGCCGTCGCGCCCTGCAGTCCGAGCCCACCGGCGGCTGTGGCGCCCTGCATTCCAAGCCCGGCGTTGAACTGTGCGCCGCCCATCGTATTCGAGTTGAAAAGATTTCCGTAATTCTGTGCTGCCTGGTTCGCCAGTCCAGAAGCCTGCAGACCTTGGCCGCTTGCGAGCGCTGCCGTGTTCGTGTTCGTGTTGTACGCATTCTGCGCATTGTTGAACGCGTTCTGATAGTACGTAGATGCGACGCCTTGGCCGTACTGCGTCAAAGCTTTTAGCGTGCCGCCGGTCGCCCCGCCGCCTGTCGCGCCGAGCTGGCGTTGGAGTCCCTGCAGACCCTGCTGAAGCTGGAACTGGAAGCCCGGCGTAGCTGCCGCCTCTTCCGCAGTCGGAGCCTTGAAGGGATTGTTGACCTGGTTCTGAAGCGCCTGCGTTCCGGTCCATCCCGTTTGCGTGTATGGGCTCAGATTCTGAAGCTGCCCGCCGAGCAGGTTGCCGGCTACCGTGTTCGCATCGAGCACGCCTTTTGAAACGCCGGCTTGACCCGCAGCCGTGGCATCGTTGATACCTTGAACACCAGTTCCGGTTGCCGAGTTGATTCCGGAAACTCCCGCCCCCGTCGCTGTGTTGATTCCTGTGACGCCGGCGTTGGCTGCCGCGGTTGTGTTGTCGGATGCGGTTTTACCAGCGGCCTGCGTCGTTCCCGCCCAGCCTGTGCCGGCATTGTTGATGACTTCGCCAGCTTTCTTCGAAGCGTGTGCGCCGAGGATGCCGCCAACAATTGAGCCGATACCGGAGACGATAGGCATTAGCTGTACACTCCCGCGATCGTGAAACGATCACCGACCTGAAGCATCGGGCCCGCTATGCCGACTGAGCGGTAATAATCGCGCAACTCGCGCTCCATCGTGCGAACTATTTGTTGCGCTGCAGGCCGAAGGTACATCTCCGTGAATTCGTCCATCGAAACGCTTAGCTCGGTGACGACGAATTCTTGCAGAGGACCGCCGCCGTACGCCCTTGGAATGGAGATGAGTTTCTTACCTGGAACCCAGAGCGCCTTCTCAGGGTCGAGTGCGATCGCAGCAGCAGCGCCGCCTAAGAGCCCGAAGAATCCTCGCCGACTGAGGCTTGGCATTTGCTCAATCCTAGCAAAATCTGATCGTGAAGTTTACCACCTTTGCGGATACTCTGCCGATCAATGCCGATGTACTCCATTCCGACAGCCTTCGCAAGACGTAATGCGAGCCGGTTGTAGGTAGGTACTTCCGTTACAATCCGCTCGACTGGCTGCGTTTCCCAGACCCAGCGGAGCATAGCCTTTGTAGCTTGGACTGTGCGGCCCCAAGCACACGGAAGCAGACAGGTATGGACGTTCCAACGGATTGCTGAGGTCGGCATGAAGCACCACAGGCCCAGATACTCTTCGCCCTGATAGCAGGCCACGTACACGATTGCATCGTCCATTCGTGGCATGAACGCTTCGCGGGGTGGCGCGAAGTCGTCGCACATCGCCGGATAGATCCGCTCATCGCGGAGTGTCGTTAAGATGGTCGCGTAGTCGAAGAGGCGCGCGAATCGAAACTCAGCGGTTGCCGACATTTTGGATTTCCATTATTCGGACTGCGACGCGTCCAGGTGACACCATGTCTCGGATGATCTCAGAAACGAACTGCAGATCGTCGGCGCTTGGACCCTCGCCGGGCGCGAGTATGCCCGCCATCCTCATGGACGCGGCCACGATAGGAAGCAGTTCGATTACTTTTTCGTCGGCTGGCATTGAATTACGCTGTCGCGAAACTTCTGGTCATCCAACTGAAAGCCTTCGCCGCATGCCTTTTCGAGCTTCGCCTTCGCTTGCTGCACGATCTTGTCTTGCTGGGCGAGGAACTGCGCCTGCTCCTGGGCCTGCTTCAGGGCCTTCTGAAGGTTTGCGTCGATGTAATGATAGTTCGCTAGTTCCTTCCAGTACGCTGCTTGCACGTCCTGCGGAACAGTCGGTGGTTCGTCGCCCACGAACATGAAACACGCCGCGAGTGCTCCTAGCAACACGGAAACTTTCTGTATGAGCATGTGCGCCATTGTATCAGTTATTGGCGAAAAGGTTGCGCCGTTTGATGTACTCAGGCAGCGGGCCGCCACCGCTGCGGAACGGTCGCGCGAGTTCGATCACCATCTGCGGAATTCGGACGTTCGCATGCACTGGCTGAATTCCTGTTTCGACGACTGCCTGCGGGATTCGCACATTGGCGTCGACGGGCAGCAACCCGAGCTCGTTGACAGCTTGCGGGATTCTCGCTACTGGTACGGTCGGATCAGGCAAAGCGTCGCCCACATCTGAGAATTGAACCTGTGTAAGAAAGGAAACGTTCGGGTCTCCGAACCAGCTACCTTGATCGAACGCTGTGCTGAGCACAGGCGGGCTTCCTGAAGTCGGAAAGAGCGACAGCGGAATGTACTGCCCTGGTTGCGTGCGCGAGTCCGGAATCGCGTCGCCTCCGTCAACGTTCAGGTTGGAGTTCACGCCGAGGAATCCTATGCCGGTGGCATCCTGCCTGAATCCCATCGTGAGCACGAAGTAGTACCACACGTTTTTGAAGAAATAAGTTCCGGTCTGAAATCCCGAGTTCGCAGGGCCGGGCGAGTGTGGTCCGCTTGTCGTCGTCAAAAAGTTCGCCGGATTCGGCCCGCTCTTGATGCTGATGGATGAATCGTTTTCACGAACGATCGTAATCACAGGAACAGGGTCACCTGTCGCGCCGATGCAGGAAATGTTGAACTGGAATCCGTTGTTCACTTGCGCGCCGAACGCTACCTGAATGTGTCCGAAGTCAGCCGGCGGAAACGGGTCTAGGAAGAGCGGAGTCTGAAGCGGACTAAAGAATCCGTTGCCGAAGTTGTGGCCTGGAAACGCTCCATCCGAAGCGAATACGGTCGAGTTTCCGAACAGCGTCCAGCCTGTCGGCGGCCCAGTGAATCCAGGCGATAACGCATCCCAGGGATCTGATACGTAAATCGACATGCTAGGAAAGCAACTTCACGCCGAAGTCGGTAGCGTTGAATCCCACTTCCGTCCAGGGCAATCCAGTTGCGGGGTCAACATCCATCGCAAAGAAGAAATATGAGTACGAATCGCCGGGGAACCATGGCGGGCTTACCTGATCAGGTGAGCCGCTCGGCCCGACAGTCTGTTCAAAGCTTCGGCCACCTTCAGCGTCCTTCCGTGCCAGGACGCCGTAATGGACCGCAATGATTGATCCGCCGGCTGGCACAGTCGTAGGCTGCCATGCGAAGTTTGCAGCATCGCCGATCGTATGGGACTGGATGTAAATCGTGTCGTCATTCGTCTCAGCGAATTGATCGTTCACGTGGTCGAACAGGGTCGACGTAGTGCCGCCCACAGCTACCCATGCAGGCGTTGGAATGTCCGCGCGCGGGAACAGAACACCCAGCGCGGTATCCCCAAAGAAGTCGTGAATGCTTCCGCCACTCTGATCCGCGATCACGATGTCGTCGATGATAGTCCCAGTCGGCGAGCTGCCCGCGGGATGGAAGGTGTGAAAGTTCACTTTCGCAGTGCGCAACAGAAGATCATTTACATCTATGTCTGTGCTTCCTGTGCCCGACGCCCAGGGCTGCGTGTTGACTTGGAAAGCCGCGGTTACCGAAATGTTGCTCGATCCTGAGAGGCTGAATTTAACCTCAAACCAGTACCAAATGTTGCCCTTGAGAAAGAATCCGTTGGCACCCGAATTCTGGATAAGATTATGACGCCCGTTGCCCGCGTACAGCGACACCGATCCGTCACCTTCGCCGTAGATCGAAAAGAGCGTGGTATCACCGGCGTGTGAGGCTCGATAATAAAAGTCGTTTCCGAAGGTACCTGAGGTTTGCGTGCCGATGTTGATCGCCCAGCCAATGACCCAGCCAGCTTGGTACGTCAGCGACTTCGAAACCTGCCCCGTTGAGTCGAGATTCAGACCGCGGCCGTTGCGCCCCGAAGCAGTCGAGTGCGTTCCGAAAAAAGATTCGTTCCACTTGAGCGTAATGTAGGCGTCCTGATCGTAGTGGTCGCATGAGTCCATGAATTGAACAGCCATTTTTAGTGTTTCCTCCGCATGGCGGCCGTGGCTCGATTGTCCAGCCACACGCGAAACTGAATTCGCTTCCTTCCCTGCTGATCGGTTACGATGCGGAATTGCGTCTTGTGAACGAGTCCGCAGTCGCAGCACGCGAGCTTGTATCCTTTTCGGATAGGAGTGATCCACTCGCCGGCCTTTGGCCTGTCGTATTTCATATTTGCACTGTCGCTGTTTCCAGGAACTTCTTCCGATTCGTCAACCAGTCTGCTTGCTCTTGCTCGGTCAAGGGCCGCCCGTTGATCGTGACGATTGGTGGTTCAAGCCTGTCCACGGTTCCACCGCAACCAGCACCGCCGCCTAACCAAAATCGCGGAGAAACTCTGACCTTAACGTCTTCCATTTGCTCACTCATGTTTGCACCGTCACTGTGAGATTTGCGCCGGGTGTGGTCGAGCCCACCTGGGCGATGATGAAATCGATTGCGCCGTCTGGGCTGAACTGCACGCTTGTTGTTCCGCTCGGCGTGTTCGGCAGGTTCGGAGGCGTACCGAGCTGCAGCGATCCGCCGACCGTGAGCGCGCCCGCGATCGTGGGAAGCTGATTCGGCGGCCAGTCTGTGTTAGGAGCCGTGCGCTGAAAGAGGAAGTGATACGGCATTTGTCGACCATCCGGAACGTTGGTGGTCGAGTAGCTGTTGAATTTCGTGGTATCGATCACCAGCGTGTCGATGAGCCCCACGGTTCCATCAGGCGCGATGAAACACACGTAGATGACGATCGATGCATCGGCGTCGCCGTTGAACGATACCGCGCCCACCGGAGCCGTCAACACCTTCGCATACACGCATCGAATGCCTTCCCATGCTTGGGCTGAGATCCGCGCTTGCGAGGTCGCACCCACGCTCAGGTTGCCGGTGATTCCCAGCGTGCAGTAAGCGGCGCCGTTCATTGTGCGCATTCCGAGACTCGAGGGATTCGTTCTAACGTCGCGGGTCGACGTCCCAGGAAGAAACGGAGTCGGCGCAAGGTTGGTGAGGATCGGCGCCGACTGCCCTGCTTGCCCGACGACCACCGCCGCTACGGTCATATTCGGCCAAGGGAGTAAGATCACCTGCGGGCCGAGCTGCGCATCGATCGCACGTATCCATCCCTTGTTGATCAGCCGGTAGAAGTTTTTGCTAGTGTGCGCCGCGAGTAGCGATCCATACTGAGCTTCGCCTGTGGGCGCCTCGTTGCGCGCTCGCTGAAGCGTGAACGTTGCGTGGGTCGCGTCACTGAAGACGATGTTGGTTATTTGATCGATTTCGTACGAGTAGTAGTTTTTGCCGCTCGGGATGGTGGGGTCGTTCCAGACGATGAAATCGCCGATCTGCCACTGTCGCCCGATGTCAGCAGTAATGACGCCGCCGCTACCTCCACCGCCGCTAATTGCAACCGAAAGAGGTGCGACCAATCCATAGCCCGAGTTGGTGACAGTGACAGAATCAAGAAATCCACCAGAGACCGCAGCAACAAGAGCCGCTCCGTTCGTGTTTCCGTTCGCGTCAGTGAGCGTGAGTGTCGGAGCAGAGCCGTAACCAGAGCCAGGATTTGAGACTCGCGCTTGCAGTCCGAAACGGCTGGAGGATGTGAGAGTAGCTGTAAAAGTAACCGGATCGTCGCTCGCATTGATTGTTCCATTTCCAAACCATCCTGTATCGGTTTCATCGACTGAAGGCGCGACCACTTCCAGTACCGGAGCCTCTGCCGATCCTTGCGTGAGAAACTGCAGCAGCCGCACGAACCACGAAGTCCAGGGCTTCGAAAACTTGCTGGTGTTCAGCGCCGATACGAGCTGCTCATGCGTGACCTGTCCGGGATTCTGTCCGATGGTTCCTTGGCTGAGATCCAAGATCGGGCTCGGAATCGGAGGACGCCCGAGGTCAATGCCGCTGTCGATCGCCGGCTGTTGCGCAAGTAGGGATTCAAGGGTGAGACAGCCGTAGTACTGGCCCGGTCGAAGCTGAAAGATAAGCTGTGGCGATGTGCTCACGCAAACAGTGTAACCAGTTCCGCTTCCTTTTCAGTGAGAGGCGAATATAACATCCTCGAAGGATCAGCCGACAGACACGCCCAGATTCCCGAGCAACCGACTGCGCAGGCCCATATTCGCATGTCTCCTTCGGTAGAAACTTCTTCCACTTTCGCGCCACATCTGCACTTCTCGGGGATCTTCACGGATTCGCGCCCTCACCTCTGCCTGCTCGCCAGTCGATGTCACGAGCATGGGCCATGTCCATCGCCAGCTTGGCGTCAAGAATGAAGTCGAATACCGGCGTTACCTGCCCCGCTGGGTGCTTATGCACGACACGGAACCAGGGTTGCGCCTTTCGCTCTCCGCCGAATGGATCAGGGCTCGGCTCAGCGTAATGGAATTCGCCCTTCAATCGACGACACCCTCAACGCCTGTGCGTTCTTTCCATCCCGCGATCTTCATCAGCCGCAGCGCATCGGTTGCCGGAATAGGAATGTTCGCGTTCGCAACCAACAGCACGTACGCGCCGCTGGAATTGCCGTTCTGATCGACCTGCGGAGCGCATACTTTGATTTCATCGATCTTGACGGCGATAGGGCCATGCGGCGTCATCCAACCGAAGTACTTTGATTGACCGCTCGGCGGTTCCCATGATGAAGCGATCGGCGCGACCCTGCCATTAGGTGTGAAGATCCTTGGTTCTGACATGTGTATGTGCTCAAGTCTACGACAGGGTTAGATCTGCGTCAAGCCAAGCTTCAGGTGCGTTGTTTGTTGACTGAATGCGATAGTTGCGCGAGCGAGCGCGCCCGAGGTTGTTCTTCAAGACGCGCGCGATTCCCTTAGTCGTGTTCTGTTGCGGGTTCAGAGCGAACGATGTCCCGTAGTTAGAACCTCCATCGTTCGACCAATCTAGGTTGTAGGTCCGCCCGGTCACCGCTGAGTATGGGCCGCCGATCTGCAGCCAGAACTGACCATGCCGCTTCCATTGGAGGCCCTGCGTTGGGTTCGGACCTACTCTGCAGCGTAGTATTGGCGAACCAGAGTCTTGATAGGTATTGAGGTCTGAGGCGTACACGTTCCCTGTGCCGTCACCAGCGACAAAGTGCTTCCCTCCGGTCCAGGCGTGGAACTTCCAGGATGCGGACAGCGAACCAAGACTGGCTCCCCGAGCTCTCTGGTGCCACATAGGACGGCCAGAAGCATCAGGGCAAGAGAAGTCAGCAACAACAGTGACGCCAGCGGTCGGAAACGTAAGTACATAGTTGATGTGTCCCGTGCGTTGCTCCGAATACCCGATCGCGTCCGAAACGTCGATTCCTGCAATCACAAACTGCTGAATCAAATATTCAATCGCGTGATTGGAAACACGAACCGGTGTGTATCCGTTCATCGCCCAGACGATGCCGACGCCGCGATCATCGCCACCAAGGAAGGTGAGCTGGTTATTGCAATTGCAGATGGAGTTCGGCGCCCATAGCCCTTGATTGATGAATGCGCCAGGAACTCTCTGAAATGGAAAAGGGTCGAGCGCTGATCCGCCGGTGTTGTACCAGACTTCGGTGGTTCGCTTTCCAAAAAGCCAAAGCTCTTCCGGGCCGCCGCCGCCGAAGCTCCCGGGCGTAAAGATCATCTGCAGCTGATCAGGTGCGCCGGTCTTGATTCCAAAGTCGAGCGGGTCCCAGACATTGCCGAGGAAGATCTCCGAGATGTTGAATTGCGTGCCGTCGATCGTGTTGATTGGAACCGTGCCCGAGCCGTTGCCCGGCGGAATCGGCGGCCGAAGTACTACGCCGTATCCGTCGATGCATCCGACTCCGACACCTGAGATGAGAGCTGGCGGGCTGGGTGTAGTGCCGTCAACGTACCAGATGTTATCCAGAGTGCCGTCTGTGCCATCCCAAACCAGTAGTGCACCAGAGGTTGGGCCAGTAAGACCGGGTCCGGAGGGTACAAATACAATTTGAGCGGGGCCGGAAGCATTCCGGATTGCGTAGGTGTGGAGCACCGCTCCGCTCGTGACGCTGAGTTCATAGAGGTTTCCGCCGCCCACCACAAACAGCCGATTGTTGCCGCCCCAGAGCGCTCGCACAGCGCCGCTAACGCTTCCGAAGACGCTGGAGCCAGGCGTATGGTAGTACGCCATCTTGGCCGCCGCTGAGCCGTGCCCCGATTCGACGATTTCAGGGTACATGTTTAGGATAAACTCGGCGTCAACCGCAGGATTCTGCGATTGGTACGTAGGACCAATAAACCCCCACGCGCCAGCCATCAGGCCACCTGTACCACTGGATAGATTTTCTTTGTGCCGTCAGCGCGTACAGCTTGGCGAATCGCAACCGCCCAGAAGGCAGAAGGTTGATTCGATTTACAGAATTGGTCGTATAGCTCTTTGGATATGCCGCTGTGCACCCACACGCGACCGTCCTGGAACTCGATGCGCAAGCTCTTGGCGTGCTCATCGTAGCGATGGGCTTTAATCACCCCTGCCAGCTTGCCGGGTTCCACCTCGCGCCGTTCCATATAGGAAGAGAGTACCATTGACGAAACTCGGTTTGTTGTGGCACTCTTCCGTTGATGAAGACATTCGAGGAAGCAATAAAGCTGGTCGCGTGCATGAGTAGCACCGTAGCAGAGGCGGAAGCCATCGGGGCTGAGATCGACGAACGCGCGCGAAAGTACCTGTCAATCAAGGACGACGCGGCCCGCTCCCCCGAGGTCGACCGAATGATTTTCATGTTTATGATGCTTGTGAACACCGACGAAATGAAGCCTATGGATGCGATGTTTTCGCTGTTCATGAATGGCCTGGTAGTCGGGATGGAAATGGAGAAACAGGATGGATTATGAAGAGTTCTTAGCTACCGTCGCCTGCATCATCGTAGGCGGGTTCGTGGTTTTCTGTCTCGGATTCCGCGCAGGCCGCCGCTATGAATCCAAGCTCAACGCGAAATGGTACGGCGAGCGACAACAGCGCCACCAGAGGTTTGTGGAAGAGTGGGGCGCTAACGCTCAAGCAGCACCTCCCAGTACCGACAAGATGCAAGGGTCGTCGTTTGATCCTTACGATGGAGCTGGTCGATGAGAGAACCAACTGACGACTTCACACCGATCGAAAACCGTTTTATCGATAACGCCATGGTGATCACCCATGCACGAAGCGTTAATTGGATGCGGGAACTGCACACAGCCTACCATAGGGCGTTCGCGCGAAGCGCGCTTCAATCCGCGATCACTACTGAGCAACTTGAGCGGGAATCGCCGACAACGGGCTTGACGGTGGAGGGGCATCCGGTTGACCAAAGTTTGAGGCATTCATGGCCCGGAATGCCGCCTTCGCTTCCGCCGCGTCCTGTTCCAATCGAGGAGGCATTTGAGCGCTGGGGTATTGAGGAAAAATCTCACAAGCAAAGTTCTGAACCAACATCCGGTCAAGACCCTGAGGCGTGACCACCACAGTTGTCAGATCCGGGAACTCTGCGAGCGACTGCCAGCCGCCGACCTCGAGCTTGATCGCGGTTCCAGTGAAGAACGGCGTCGGCCAGAGGTTCCCCGTCGCCACCGGAAACTGGTAGTCGTAGTACAGAATCTGGGGAACCTGCGACGCTGCGGCCTTATCCGACTCCTGCGTAAATTCCTTCTGAGAAACGATGCGGCACGGCTCAGTTGTGAACGTTCCCGAGACGGCCGCGCTGGGCACTAGGATGTTGGCTGTATCCAGACGAACGAATCGAGTCGCGAACGCTCCGCTTCCGAAAAGCACAGTCGCTGTTCCGCTCACAAGGTTCGCGCTCGTAGTGACAATAACCGGAATGTTGACACGCTCGAGCGAGTAGTTATCGAGCATGTTGTTTGCGACCAAGAGAAGGTCGTTCAGCTCGGACGTCGATGGAATTTCGCCGGGATCGTAAACGCCCAGCATCAACAGAGCCTGTTGCGCGAGACTAGTCAAGCTGAGCGACATATTTTTCTCCTAGAAGTTGATGGTAGCGTGTCCGGTCTGGCCGCCGCCCGTTGGAGGCTGCGACTGCAGAGCCCCGATGTCCAGAAACCCAGTGCCGCCGATCGATGTCCCACCGTTCGCGAGTACGCCGGGGAACCCGTTGCTCTTTAGTAGCGGCCCGCCGCCGGCGGTTGAGTTCGGCGAAAAGTCGTTCGACGTTCCGTTGGTGAAAGGGTCCGCGGTCAATGTCTGATCGTTCGCGCCCGCCACAAGGTTTGTTAGATTGCCGCCGGTGTTGCTGCCATAAGCATTCCAGTTGAACATCGCACCGCCCAAGGGAACCGAGCCGGTCGTATCATTGAAGCCCACGCCGGTGTTGCCATAGGACACGCTATTTTCGATCACGGTCGGGCTCGACGGAGCAATGCGGAATCCATCGCGGCCGTTCTTGTAGGCGATACAGCTCTGGCACATGAACATCCAGCCGCTATTGGTGGTGATATTAAAACCATCTGTGTTACCGCCGGTGTTGTTCGCCGCAATGCAGCGAATGCAGAAAAACACGGCTCCTTTGAACCCAAACGCTCCTGTACCGCCGACAGCCAGGCAGTCGATGCAGAAGTTCGGCCCGTTGCCTTGCTCCATCAAGAAACCTGTGGTCGCGCCTGAGCCAAGATTTTCGACGGTGCACCGCACGCAGGCGTGACCCTGGTTATTGAACACAATGCCGTTATTAGTGCAGCCGCCCTTTACGAGAATGTTCTCGGCTTTATTCTGGCCGCTTGTGCCCTGAATGTTCATTCCGATGCTGTTCGTAGAATTGCAATCGATCACGAAGTTTCGGAACGTCAAGCCGCCAATCGACGTGATGTTGACCATCGTGCTTGATCCGCTCGACTGCTGAATCGTCACCGGACCGCCGTCGCCGCGGGTCGACGTGTAGCCTGAAATCTGTGTCGAAACGTTCGAGGATGCCGAAGAGCTGTAGTTGATCGCGATCGACGAAGTGATCGAAATCGTGCCCGACGCTTTCACCCAAGTGATATTGCCGGCCGTGGCAATCGAGTTCATCGCGCCGATGGTCGCGAACGCGCCGCCAAGGTTACCTGTACAGGTGCTGGCCGCCGTGCCCACCGATCGGTCCATCGTCGCTGTGACGCTTGACACCGAAGAGATTGAGAACCATCCCGTCGTGCATCCCGATCCGCCCGTAATGTTGATGAAGTTTCCAGGATGCGTTGAGCCGAACGGATGCGCCGCGCTCGTAAGCTGTGTGGTGGTCGAGCCAATCACCAGGTCGGTGTAGGTGGTCTGCGCGGAATTCTGCTGGCTGAAATCCGTGCCGCTCGCTCCAGACACGAACCCGCCGCCGTTTGTGTCGGCGCCCGCAGTCGGCCGGATCTCCCAGACAGTGCCGGCCGGGATGGCGGCCCTCAAAGGAGCGCAAGAAACAAGCAGTAGACACCAGGCGGTCAGTAATCTGAAGACAAACGCTATTCGTCGCATTGAAGCACCAAACTTGCAGTTTTTGCCGTCGCCACCGTGTTGATGACAACAGCGAATATATCGTTGGCTGAGACGCTGGTGGTCCAGCCGGTTAGGGTCGTCGAATGAATCGCGGTTCCCGTTGAAAGCGCCGGCAGTGCGCTCGCCGTAATCGTGTTCGCGATCGTCGGGTGAGCCGTTCCGGTTGCGATCTTCCAGACATCGAAAGTGATCGTGCCGGCGTCGACCACGATGTTATAGGCCGAGATCGTACAGGCGTAAGGAATGGTGAAATAAGTGGTCGCATTTGTAGTGGTGAGAGCGGAGCCGGCGCCGTCGAAGCTTCCGCCAAAAGCGCGTGTCCGGACGTTCGCTGTCTCACTGACCGTACAGGTTCCGCCGAGCGATACCGGACCGCATCCGCTAACGCTGATTCCCGAGCCTGCCGCAACGGTCAGCGAAGAATTCGCAAGCGCCGCATTCGGCACTGCCTCATAGGTCACGGTGCCGCCGCTGGTCGCGCTGGTGACCACAGGGACGGTGTTCGCGCTCGGTCCCGATGGATAGGTGACGCCGTGGACTTTTACGACGGTCGTTACCTCTGACCCGCCGGTAGTGACGTCGCCCGACAAATCTCCGTCTGAGATCGCCTGCCCGCCGGCGCCCACCTGTAGGTGATTCAGCGTCGCACTGGCCGAGGTGACGCAGGTTGAGCAGGAAATCGTTCCGGTGCTCGTGATCGTTCCGCCGCTGATTGGGCTGGTGGTCGCAATGCTCGTGACGGTCCCAGTCCCTGCCGGAGCCTGCCAAGTTCCGTCAGCTCGGAGAAAGTTAACTGTGCCGCCGCCCGACGCCGGCGTGAGCCCTTGGAGCGTGGTAGTGAACAGGTTCAGCGCCGCTGTGGCGACCAAGGCTGTTACGCTCTGTGCCCCTTGGCTGCCCGCGCCCATCAGGAAGGCGTTATTGGTCAAGCTGGCCGCTGAGGTCACGCAGGTTGCGCAAGCGATCGTGCCTGAGGTTGTGATGGTCCCACCAGTGATAGGGGAGGACGTCGCGATGCTGGTTACTGAGCCGCTTCCCGCGCTGTGACACGCGCCGTCAGCGCCGAGGTACTCAACCCCTGAGCACGTCGAGAACAGGCTCACCACGTCCGCCGCGATCGCAGGAACAGGCTGTGAACTGGCGTTTGTGCCCAGTACCTTAGCTGAAGCTGGAACTGATCCGCCATTGATGCCGGTTACGGTGGTCAGCGTCGATCCGGAAGTGCTGGCGTCTCCGGACAGATCTCCCACGGCGAGGGCCTTTGAGCCTCCACCGACAAGCAGCCTGCCAACGTCGAGCGAGCCCGCGGCCGTCGCGCACGTCGGGCAGGAGATTGTTCCGGTTCCTGTGATTGTTCCGCCTGAAATCGGGCTCGTGGTCGCGATTGAGGTTACCGTTCCGGTTCCTGCATTATGACAGGCCCCATCCGCGCCCAGGTATTGAACGCCCGAACAGGTTGAGAACAGGCTCACCACGCCGGCGGCCGTCGCGACAACGATCTGCCGACTGCTGTTTGTGGCGAGAACCGCTGTGCTGGCTGGGACCGCAAGCCCGTTGATTCCTGAGGTTACCGTGGCGCATCCTGAGCTCGTCGTGTCGCCGGTCAGCGCCGGCAGTTGGCCGCAGGAAACGCTACCACTGAGATCAGAGAAATCCGGCTGAACCGAAGACGGTACTCCCAGTGTGCTGATTTGATTGATGAATTGATGGGTAACCGCCGCGTACGATTCGATTCCGCCTAAGGTCGTCGCGCTGGGGTTTGGCAGATCCGCTCCGACAAGCGCGCGGAACGTTGGCGCCGCGGCACTTCCGGTGGTCGGGCCAGCGAATACGGTGTTCGCCGAGTGCGTCGACAGCGCGAACGTAATAGCCGGGATGGTCGTCGGATTAGACACGCTTGTCGTGAACAACGGAGAGAGGTTGCCGGCGCTGACGCTGGTGACTCCGCCGCCCGAACCGCCTCCGCATGCCGAGCTCCACTGCACCAGGAAATTGATCGCGCACAGGCCCACGGTTCCGCTCGTAATCGGCGGCTGCAGGCTCGTGATGGGAATGAGCGACGGCGGAGGTGTGGGAAGTGTTCGAACGCCGAGCAGGTTCACAGGCCCGCTCTGTGGAACGTTCCAAAACTCCGAGCCCGGCGCGCAATTTGTCGGCTGAAGCGAATACTTGACTGTGTAGATGCCGCTTGCCGGATGAGTGTTGATGTTCGTGGGAACCACGTTCACCGAGAAGTGACCCGTCGAATTAACCGGGATCGGCGCGGACGTGCCGCCCTTGATCAGGAATCCATCGAGCGAGTAGAAATCAACCCAGGACAGCGTAAACGAGCCTGAGCAGTAGGTGGGTCCGACAGCGGTAAAGAACTGATCCGCAACTGTGGTTGTAGCGGGCTGGCCTACAGCCGCCAACGCTCCGAGGAGTAGAAGGAGCACCAGCCCCAGAGCGTTGTTAGGACGATTGCGGCGTTCATTCACGCGTTACTGACCTTTCTTGCCAGCTTTGCCTTGATCGGATTTATCGGCATCGCCTGCGGCCTGGTTGGGGTTCCCGACCTGCCCCGTCGCAGTGCCAGCATACTTCGCGAGGTCCGCAAAAGCCTTGTCTCGCTCGGCGATAATCCGATCAAGCACCTGCAGAGGCTCTTCGCCTTCGACCTCTACCTGTTCGGCCAGGACCTGCATGATGGATTCCAGCAAGTCCAACCGCTCGGCCGTCGATGCCACCTTATCCGGCGGGAACGGGAACCGCTGCCACCCCGGACCTTTACACACGTCCTGTTCGTGGTCCGGATCTTGGACGACAACGCCTTTCGGTGCCGCGGTCTTGTGATACCGATAGCTCGGATAGTTGGCGTGCAGCGCCTTCTGTTCCGGCGTCGCGGGCTTTGAGCCGAGCGCCACCTGTGGCGGGATGCCTGAATAGTGCATCGCCGGCGAGACGCCAGGATGCGGTTGAGCGACACCGCGGAAACGATCTTCCGGTCGCAATCGCTCGTGATCCGCCAACAGGCGCGGGTCCGCTTTCGAATCCAGCGGAGGCACGAACGGCGCGGGCGGTCCGGGCGGCTGGCTCTGTCGTTCCTTGATGAAGCTATTTGCCATGTAATTCTCCCTTTTAGTTCGTTGAAACCAACCAGTTAAAGCCTGTCCGTTTCACCAGCTCAGGCGCAACACTCTTGATCGGACACGGCGCGTTTACGCTCGCAACCGCCGTTCTCGCCTCTTCGGCAATTCTCATGATCCTCGCCGCGCGATCCGCTGTCAAACGTTTCGGGTAGAGATCCATGATCTCAACCGCGAGCAGATATGTGATCATTCGCGGATAGCCGGGCGGCGCGTACAGCGTGTCCGTACTCTGCAGAGTCGACGGAAGGGCCGCCGGGATGAACAATTCAAGTTCGTAATTCGATTGCGGCGCAGGATATAGTCGGATCACCCCCTGCCCGGTCGGGTTGACCTGGGAATACCCGTTATCGTAGTAGAGCTTTACCGGGATAGCCGATTGAAGCTCAGGCAGCAGGATGGCTCCCCACTGCTGCACGTTCAAGATCTGAATCGGCCGGCGTTCCACTGTCGGCGAGGTCTGGTAAATCAGATTCGCGAGTTCGATCCACTCGGGCCGCGGTCCTGGAAGGTCCGCCGGCGCCGGGCCGATGGTGTACTCAAACTGCCCAGCCACCAAGGGATAAGTCAAATCGCTCACCGTGTAGAGCATGTTGCGGAGCGCGTTCAACCCGTCCAATAGTTGATTCAGGAATGCGGTCACTTCGGTAAGCGCGTCGGGCGATGGTTGCGCGCCAGGCGTCCACAATTGGCCGCACAGCCGCATCGAATCGGTGACGTATTGGCTTACCAATTTATCCATGAAGTTTTGCGGGGCGGCTGCCTCGGAGGAAACAGGCGCGCCCCGCTGCTGCGTATTACTTCAATCTTAGAACGTTTGCCAGACGGTGCCGTTTGAGTACACCGTGCAGCCTGCGGTCGTGTAGGTCGCGCAGCCGTGAGCGGTCGTCACAGTGATCGTTCCGCTGCTAGTGTTCGACAGAATAAACACCTTGCCCGGCATCGCCGCCGCGCTCGGCAAAGTGATCGTAAACGAGTTTGCCGTGGCTTCGATGATGTTGTCGTAGTACGTCGCCGTGTATGTCGCCGAAACCTGAGTGACGGCGCCACGTATAGCAGGGTGGCCCACCGAAGGCCCTGCATATCCCCACCGTCCCAGCGAATCGCACGTGAACATCGAACCAGTGAGCACGTGAATTCTCGGAGCCGCGTACACGTTCGCTGCTGTGCACGTGCCATCGAGATTAATATCGGTCGGAGAATTCGAGTACCAATCCCCTTGACCGATCCATACGAGCTCACCGCTCGCATGCGTAGTGGCGGCGGTCCCACCGACGCCGCGAACAACCAGCACTGTGTTGGTGGTCGTTCCCGGCGGCGCGAAAGAGGCGGACACCATCATTAGTTCCTTGTCGACGTAGAGGAATGAACCGTTTGCCCCTTGGGTCGGGAACACCACGTTGCTCACCGAGGTAAGCGTAAGCGTGGTCTGATTGACGCTGGTGATTGCGCCGTTGAGCGTGGTGGTGCTGAACGTGTTCTGTGCGGCGTAGGCGTGCGTCGGGTGAACGAGCTCGATATAGCCGATCAGAGAGAACAGCGCGAATCCGATAGTTGCGATGAAGTTTCGTGTGAATTTGCTCATTGTGATTTTCCTTTTCCTTGAAAGTGGGGCGGCTGCCCGCCCCGATCTCTCATTTAGGCTGCGAACACCTTCACCGCGAGTTCGCGGTACAAAGCGCTGATGCCCCAATAGACATCGAAGCGGTTGACCCAGATGTCATGCACAGGGTCGAAGTCGCGAACGAAGCGCAAGGTAACGCCCGTCACCGGGTCGGTTTCCTGATACGCCATGTCAGTTCCTCCAGGGACGTCGCCAGGGACCGAGACTACGGTGTAGGCGTCCTTCTGGAAGCAAAGCAACTGGGTCGAAGCGGTTGAGGGAATGCTCTTCATCGTGATCGTTGCACCGTCGATCGGCGCCGCGCTCACGTTCTGGTATTGGCCGCTTGGCGTGATCGCCGGCGCGATGTTCAGCGTCATGTTGCCCGCGCCGTCTGCGGTCGCGTCCTGCTGAATCACGAACTGCTGAAGCACAGGCGTCGCCTGATAGTTCGCCGAATTGACTTCGAACACTCCGTCAATCGTGAAAGTTTCACCGACTTTCACAGTCGAGGTTGTCGCGGTCCATCCGTGGGTCTGCAATAGCATAGAGCCGTTGTTTCCACCGTTGGCGGTCTGGCCTCCTTGGTTGACGGTAGGAGTTCCGCCGCCGGTCCCAGAGGTGATAGATGCAAGGTTCTGGGTTTGATACCAGTCCATGCCGCCGGTGTCTTTGCCCATCATGGCCTTTTTATACATCTCGCCGATGTTGGCCTGAGGGTTGAACTGCCCTTTGAGCTGGTCGACCACTTCGGTAGACGCCGCTGCGTTGATGACCATGCAGCGCTCTTCCGGGTCTGCCAAGTTTTCCCAGAGTTTCTGGGAAGCCTGCAGGTAGGTCTTGAAACCAGTGGTGCTGGTCGGAGTGGTGCCCCAGGTTCCCACCGAGTTCCAGGTGTAGTTCGCCATGTACTGCGCCGCCGCGAAGTCGAGCATGTTCGCGATGCGGATTGCAGCAGGACGCAGGTACTGCTTCGAGAACGCCTCCAAGTCGAGGTACTTCTCGAACGAAGTGAACTGGAAGTCCACGCCGGTCTGCTGGTTGATGGTCACTGGCGTAACCAGATT